AAAGAGAGTAGTTGTCCGAGAGATCGGCCTCTCGGAAAAAACTGCGTCGTCTGTGTCGTCGTTCTCCGCGTCGTGGGGAGACGCGTCGTGCGTTTCCTGCGCTGCGCGTCGTGCTTGTCGTGCTCCGAGTCGTACGAGTTCGCGTGAGAGTTCGCCTCCGGCTTTCCTGTTGCATGTCCGATGCGCGGGACGTGCTTCGTGATCTTGTCCGCCGAGCGCGCGTGCTGTCGGATGATCGAGGTCCCATTCGTCCCAGGGTTGGACGAGTTGTCCGCAGCGGAGACAGGGGACGGGGAGTCTCTGCTTCCAGCGCTGTCGTCGCGCTGTCCATTCGTGGGAAGTGAGGGAGTTTGTCACGATCCGTCGAGCACCTGTCGTCGTTCTGGGATCGTCACTCCTGCGGGCGAGTGTGCTCGTGTTCGTCGTGCTTCGGAACCGCAGAGGATCTCGTCTGTGTCGCGCGCGGTCACAAGCCGGGAGTTCCGCGCGATGGGTGACTATGGGTGTCCGTTCGTCCGTCCGTCCGTCCGTAGCATTACGGGACCTATCTGTTTGCTATCGGTGGACTCATAGGTCCGGACATGAGCGGACCTATGGGTCGTGTTAGCGTCGTGGACTGTTCGGACGTCCCGCTCATCCCGAGACAGCGCGGGACGTCCGGACGCTTCGGAGTGTGGCGCAGTCGGTAGCGCGCGTGTCTGGGGGACACGAGGTCGCAGGTTCAAGTCCTGTCACTCCGACGTGATGCGTCCTCCTCCTCCGCCGCGTCGTGTCCTGATCTGTTGCGCGATCGCGTGGACTGTCGACGTGATCGGAGTCGGCCTCGCGATCGTCGAGCGCGACTGGATCGTCGCTGGCTATGCGTTGAGCGCTGCGATCGCTGCGGCAGGATGGACGCTCGCTGTCCGACAATGGAGCGCGTGGCGCGAGCTCGCGGAGGCGACGCTTGCTGCGTCTGCGTTCCTGTTGCAGCGTAGAGACGACGACTGATCGTGGATCGTGGACTGCGTCGCGTGCTCGCGATCGCGTTGCTCGTGCTCGTCGGACTCTTGTGGATCGGATCGTGCGAGCGCGGTCCAGTGTGCGAGCCGACGGAGTCGCTTCACTGTTTCCGCTAGGACGCCCGTGGGGTTTGGGATCCGTCCGGGCGTAGCCTCCGGGGTGTCCGTCGCGTTCCTCCCCCGGACGCGATGCCGCGCGAAACACGAACGTCCCCGGAGCCTGTCGGCTTCCGGGGACGTCGCTCTTGCTGGACTACGCGACGCGTTCGCGACAGTCGGGGAGTCGACAGCGTCGCTGTCCACGGACGGGGAGATCGTGGAGCGGGATCCACAGATCCCAGAACGACTCCGCGACGTGCGCTCGTGCGTGCTGGTGGATCAGTCGGAAGTGGATCTCGTGGAGGAGTTCGTCCGTCCGGAGATACCACTCGGTGTCCTGCGTGAAGATCCCGACAGGCTCGTGACGCTTCCGCGCGTAGCGATGCCACGCGCGCTCCGTGGACTGTGTCCCCGCGTGCCAGCCGAGCGTCTCCCAGCCGATCCGCTGCGACGCGTGCGTCCGACAGCGCGCGGACGCGTCCCAGGAGTAGCCGACTTTGATCCGATCCCCCGCGATCCCGTAGTAGATCACGACTGCTCCTCGATCCCTGCGAGCGCTGCGGCGAGGAGATCGTTCACGACGTAGGAGACGCTCCTGTCCTGGCTCTCCGCGATCTCGGAGAGTCGTTCCCAGATCGCGTCCGGGATCCGGATGGAGCGTGCGCGCGTGCTCACCAGCGTCCCGCGAAGTCGAACGTCGGGACGACGGACGCGATCGTGTCGAGCGTGGACTCGTGCAGCGTGGGACGTCCTGCGATCAGGAGCGGGCCGACGAGCGGGGCGCCACTGTGGAGCGCGAGTCGCTCTCCTGCGAGCGTCTCGACGATGCGCGTCCCTGTCGCGTTCGCGGGTCGTTCGTCCGTCGCTCCGTTCGCGTCGTAGTAGACGCGGACGTCGTCGAGGATCAGGCAGTCGATCTCGCGTGCTCCGAGGAGCGTCCGGATCCCTTCGGTGGAGTCCTGGATCGTGACGCGGATCGCGCGTCCGTCCGTGGTGAGGGAGAGCGCGTCGACTGTCGGGACGGGTCCGTCGAGTTCGTGTGCTGTCTCGTCTAACTCCTCCCCGCCGTCCGCGTCGTCTCTGTGGACGTAGCCAGGCTCCGCGATCCCGCGCAGTCCCCGTCCGTAGTCGGGATCCGTCGCGTCGCGCAGCGCGGCGACTGCTCCCTCCACTTCGCCGCACGCTTCGGAGAGCGCGTCCGCGTCGTTATCGCGGAGCGTCTGCTCGATCCAGCGCAGTCCTTCGCGAGCTCGACGGACGTACGCGATCGCTTCGGTCTTGGTCATGGGCTGCTCTTGTGTCGTCATGCCTCCACTGTATGACAGCGTCATACGCTGGACTAATCGACGTCCCCGGACGCTTGCTGCGAGTTGAGCGCGATCGTCAGGACGTGTCGTCCCCAGGAGTCGACGTTGTCTGGACGCTTCCCGCAGTGACAGCCGAGTCTCCCCCGGAAGCGATGCTCGACGAGCACGCGTTCGACGAGCGTCGCGATCCGTTGCGCGCGTCGTCGTTCGTACTCGCGTTCGATCCGCTTCCACTGCTGCGCGATCTCTGCGTCGCTCATGCGCGATCCCTCCGTCCCAGATATCTCCCGACTGCGATCGCGATCGGGATCACTCCGATGGAGTAGAGGACGACTGCGAGTCTCATGTCTGCTCTCCTGTCAGGACTCGTCGGATGAGGATCTGTGCGCGCTTGGAGGGACGTCGCGTCCGGAAGGGACGTCGTCGTCCCTGGTCGTACGGGACGGGAGTCGCGAACTGGTCTGCTGTCGCGTCGACGACGTTCCCGTCTGTGTCGATCAGGAACCAGTGAGGGGTCTGCTCGTGGACGATCCGGACGGGACGGAGCGTGCGTCCTGTCAGATGGAAGATCGTCTCTGACGCGACGTAGCAGTGTCCGGCGCTCGCGCTGCGTCGTGGCGTGTTCCTGGACTCGGGTCGGAGGAGATCGTCGGACAGACACGAGCGCACGAGCTCGACGAGTCGGTCCATGTCGGGAGTCATGCGCGCTCCCCGGAGACGTAGAGGAAGCGGAGTCGTGTCGCGTAGTCCCAGACAGACCACGCGAGCGTGTCTCTGTTGGTGAAGTTCATCCGGAGCCGATAACCGACTCCGGATCCCTCCCATGAGAGGACGACGAGTCTCAACCATGCTTCCGGTTCGGACGCGTGAATGATGCGGAGTCGTGCGAGAGCGCGATCAAGATCCCGAACGTCGTCGAGGATCGGGGCGGGCTTCGTCTCGACGTAGATCACTTGCGTCCCGTAGCGCGTGCGGAAGTCGGGGACGTAGTGATCGCTTTCGTTCGCGAACCCGCGCGGTTCGTACTCCCACGATCGTCCGTTGTGGTCAAGGATCCCGGCGTACGTGGCTTCGAGTCCTGATCTCATGGGAGTGTCTTTGTACGTCGTCGGACGCGCGGCGATCCCGTACGTCGTCACGGCGCGCCGTCGATCCCGAACAGAGCGTCTGCGTCTGCGTAGTCGTCGACAGGATCGGACGACGGCGCGAGATGCTCGTCGATCTCGTCTGCGATCTGGATCCAGAGCTCGCGATCGCGTTCCTCGATCTCGGGATCGTCTGCTCGCTCCCGGCAGTAGTCGCGGAACGATTCCAGGCTCATGCTCGCGAACACCCCTCTCCCTCGATCCAGCAAGCGGGACCGTGCCAGCGCAGGCACGCGGAGCGCGCTCCTGCGATCTTGCGGATATCGCGCAGCGCACGCGACGACGACGCTGTCGGCTGTCTGTCTGCGAAGTTGTGGATCAGGAAGCCGGGAGGCTCTTCGTGCCAGAGGTCGTACTTCACGAGCAGTCGCGCTGTCACGGGAGTCCCGTGCATGTAGATCAGCGCGGAGCGTGGGATCCGTCCGTCTGTCTCGGAGTCCACGGACCATCCGATCGCGCAGACGTAGGAGAAGAGCGCGCGATACTTCGCGGACGCGGGAGCGGGATCGTCGAGCAGCGCGAGGACTTTGTCGTGAGACGCGAGCGACGTGTCGACGCGGAACCAGGGGAGGCTCATCCGTCGTCTCTCTTCGGGTAGGGGAGGACAGGGAAGCGGAGCAGCGCGCGTCGCTGTCGGAGTTGCGTCCGCGATCCGAGGAGGTAGACGTAACGGTGTTTCCCGCCGCCTTTGTGTCGGGTCCAGCCGAGCGACTCTCCGCGCTCGACGTCGACATGTCCGGAGAGGTATGTCGAGTGACGTCCTCCGCGTGCGTCCACGAAGTAGTAAGGATCTCCCGCGACTCCTGTGTAGAGCGCGTTCGTCGCCTGGTAGACGTATCCCAGGTGTCCGACTTCCGTCGCTGCGTACGTGACGATCCCCCAGACGTCGGGGAACAGTCGACGGATCTCGCGCAGGGATCCTCCGATCAGTCGCGACTCTGCGTTGATCGGGGAGCGATCCGCGAACGCGAGTCGTCCCATATGCCAGACGTGATCGTGTCCGCCTTCCTCCCCGAACATGGCTTCGCAGACGTCCCGCGTCGGCAGGTTGTAGGACACGATCCCGTGAAGCGTCGCTCCCTCCCACAGTCCCCAGCGCCACAGTCGGGATCCGCCTGTGTCTGTGTAGTGATAGCGATGGGAGAACTCGTCGACGTCGCGTGTCGTGACGGGAGCGATCGTCATGTCGCGGACGTGCGGTGTCCGCGTCCTGGACTCGACGTCGAACAGATCCGGGTTGATCGACTCGCGCGGACTCATGAGACGAGTCCAGCTTCTAGACAGTCCAGGCACAGGACAGATCCCTCTGTCGGATCGTCGTTCCCGCATTCGACGCACGCGGACGGACGCTCCATCGCTGCGAGGATCTGCGTCCCGACGTGCTCTGTGTAGATCGGCGGGATCGCTTCGGAGAGTTGATCGACGGACATGGGCCAGTCGACTCCCATGAGCGCGAAGCGGACAGACGGCTCCGGCGTGTATCCGCCGCGCGACTTGCGAGGATTGTCCCGCGAGCGATCCGGGGAGCCTCCTCCGTAGACTCCTCCGATCCGGTTCCGTCGACGATCCTCCGCGCAGCGACAGACGTCGTGGCGTCGGAGCGGGACGTTCGACAGGAACAGACGATGACGTCGGAGTCGCAGATCGCGTCCGTCGTGATCGAACGCGACGAGCGGGAACTCCGATCCGCAGACGAGCAGCGCTCCCGGCATAGGCGCTCCGGGGACGTTCTCGATCACGTAGGGACGCGTCCACACTGCTGCGAAGTAGTCGACGAGTCGCTCCACGTCGCGCGGATACTCGCGTCCGTGATCGTTCCGCGTGATCGAGTATTCCTGACACGGCGGGGACGCGTGGATCACGTCGAACTCGTCGAGCGGGAGTCGACCGTTCACGAGCTCGACGTCTCGTGCGGGCGGGAGCAGCGAGTCGACGTCGACGCGCATGTCGAGCAGGACGTCCCAGACGTCCGCGAGGACGCAAGGAAACGGGTAGGACGCGAGCGCGCGCGGATCGCTGTCTACTCCGACGACGTCGAAGCCTGCGCGGGCGTAGCCCACGCTTGCTCCTCCCGCTCCGCAGTAGAGATCCAGGAGTCGCACGTCGCTACTCCTCGATCGGGTAGATCCGGACGAGCACGCCGGGGACGGACAGGACGTCGTCCCCGAACCAGTGGCCTCCGGGATAGGACTTGCGGGACAGGACTTCGACGACCTGGGAGTCGTCGTCGAGGACGTGCGCGTCCTGTAGCGCGTCCAGGACGAGACGCGCGAGTTTGTCGACGTCTCCTGTCCGTCCGAGCGCAGGGAACGCAGGAGCGTTCGCGCGCAGCGATCCTCCGCGTCCTAGATGGGACTGCGGACGCGGGACAGTCGACGTGATCTCGACTCCGATCGGCTGGTGTCGATCTGCTTGCGGAAGATCTCCGACAGCCGCGACGATCTCGTCCCTCCATCGTCCGACGTTCGGGCTGTCGTCGATCAGACGGTGGTGTCCGTTCCGCCCGACACACTTCAAGGATCCTTTCGGCGCAGGGAGTCCACGGACGACGAAGCCGACCTCTCCCCGGATCACGGCGGGGACTCCGCGTCGACGACGATCGAGTCCGCGACGATGGAGTCCAGCGTCCGGAACAGATCGAGGAGTTCGTCGGGGACGTCGCTCCACTGTCCGTCCGCGTCCAGTCCGAACAGGATCGTCGTCCCGTTGATCCCGTGGAAGGGACCTGGACGCGCTGCGAAGATCAGGAGCGACGCGTACATGTTCAGCGGAGCGACGTCGCGTGTCGAGTAGCGATCGACGAGCAGGACTGCTCCGGAATGGATCCGGACGGGATCGACCATCTGGGAGTCCAGGTACGCAGCGAGCACGTCGGGACGTTCCGGATCGACGTCGATCTCGCGGATCTCGCCGTCTGTGTAGAGGATCAGCGCTGTTGTCATGCTGGATCCGTACCCGGATCGAGTCCAGGCAGCGGAAGCGTGTCGTCTGCGACGTAGTCCGGTCCCGCAGGAGGAGTCGGAGCGCTCTTCGCTGTCGTGTCCTCGATCCCGATCACTTCACCGAGCGTCGTGATCGACGACGACGCGAGGAGTTCGTCGAGCGTCTCTAGATCCTTCACAGTCGACAGGATCATCGTCAGGGTCTTGCCTTCGTCCTGCGTGAGATCGTTCGCGCTGTCGAGCTCGGAGCGCTCCACGAGACGAGCGAGGATCGAGAGCCTGTTCTCCCGCTCCTCTGGACTCTTGTCCTTGATCCCGAGTCGTCGGAGTTGTCCGAAGATCACGCGCAGCGTCACGGTGTTGATTCGTCCGCTGTCGGACGCTTGCTCCTCTGCGATCGTGGGAACCGGAGGAGCGGGAGGAGGAGTCGCCGTCCGTCCCGCTTCCTCCGATCCCGACTGCTTCCCTTGCTTCTCTGGGAGTGACGGCTCGCGAGGAGCGCGGGGAGCAGCCGCGTCGTCGACCACAGGCGACGACTCCACAGGAGGAGTCGCGTCGTCGCTCTCCTCCCGCTTCGGGGATCTCGGACGACGCGAGACAGAGCGAGTCGTCGAGCGCTTACGGGGACTCGCGCTCTCGTCTCCCTGTCCCGCGCCGCGATCCGGGCTGCGTTCCATGTCGTCGAGTTCCTCCACGGAGCGGAATCCGTGGATCACGTCCGGGAAGAGGAGACGACAGAGCGCAGTCGTCGCGCGCGCGACGAGCATGTCGCGCGGATAGAACTCCCACGCGGAGCCGCGTCGGAGCAGACCTGCTGCGCGAGCCATGTCGATCGACCACTCGATCGGAGTCCAGTCCGTCGAGCGGAGACGACGTCCCCGGACACGACAGATCGCTCCCGTCGTCTCGTCGAACACGATCTCGTGTCCCGCTGCGAGGACGAGCGCGCGCATACCTTCCGCAGACAGTCCAGGACGTCCGTCGACGACATGGATCTGCGAGAGCGCAGTCATCGGAGGGAGTCCGACTTCGCGTCCGTAGAGCATCGCTGCGGCAGTCGCAGGGATCGAGTTGCGGATCCCCTTCGGGACGAAGTCTGTTCCCGCGATCTGCTGCGCGAGGAGTGTGACCTCGCGGACGACGGACACCCACGAGTCGGTGTCCTGTCGCGCGGGGAGCATGTCCGGACGATGCGTGTCGATCTGTGCGAGTGTCATGCGGGAACTCCTGTCCCGATCGTGATCGCGTCCCCGATCACTGGATCGAGTCCCCGAAAGCCGTGAGCGTCGAGCCAGCGTGCGACCTGTAGGACGTAGAGGAACGTCCGATACTCGTCTGCCTCCGCGACGACGGGGAGGAGTCGGACAGCGTCAGGCAGGACGTGCGCGACGTAGACACGTCGGACGTCGGGGACGTCGTCGCGTTCGATCCCGTCGACCTGCCAGAGATCTGCGTTCCGATACGCCGCGAGTTGCAGCGCGACGGACTCATAGACTCCCCGTCCGGTCTTGAGGTCGATCAACGCAGGCTCGTCGTCGAGGATCCCGATCGTCGCCCAGAGATCCGCAGTCCCTGCGTAGCCGTACTCCGTATTGGCGAGCGGAGTCTCCGTCGCGATCGGCTCGATCTCCCAGGAGTCCAGGAATCGCGCATACGCCTCCGCAGGTCCGACGTACTCCTCCGGGATCTCGACTGCGTCCCCGTGGACGATCCGCTCGCCGTACTCGTGGATCTGTGTCCCCCGCAGGGACGCGGAGGAGAGCGTCTGCTTCCACGCGTAGCGCATGGAGTCCAGTCGCTTCGTGAGCGGCTGCTCCGCGAGTTCTGTCCAGTGTTCGACTGCGTAGTTCGCAGCAGTGTCCGCTCCCCATTGTTTGAGCGACAGCGGGAAGCCGTTGGAGATCGCAGTCGTCACTCCGTACGCCTTGATCCCGTCGAGCGTGTAGCCGTGTCCGCGTCCGTAGTTCGTGCGGACGAGTCGTCCAGCAGGAGCGCCGCTCACGAGTCGACCTCGTCCCAGGAGAAGTCCTCCGCCTCCTCGGGGAGAGCGTCCTCGATCGACATGATCGCGGACGTGGAGTCGACGTCGTCGGGGAGATCGAACTCGACGCGGATCCTCATCGCGCGTCCTTCGTGATCGTGAAGCCGCCGACAGTCGCGGATCCGTCGCGGATGATCTGCTCCGCGAGTTCCGCAGAGCGCGCAGGAGTCATCGCGAACATGCGGACGAGCGATCCCATGATCCGCGCCTTCACGATCGTCGACGGAGGATAGGCGAGGACACGTCCGCTCCCCCGCTCCGTCGACGTCGGGACGATCCAGCCGCAGGACGTCCAGTAGTTGATCTGGCGGTAGGACACTCCCGCGCGTGCTGCGAGCTCGGACGCTCCGATCGCTGTCGGATCCTCGATCTGTGTCACGACGTCTCCGAGTAGTTGCTCGTCCGCGAGTTCCTCCGCGAACTCCACGATCCGACGCGAGACGATCTCCCGCGTCGCTGGTGAGGGATCGAGCGCGACGACGAGTCGCTCCGCGAGTCCATCTGCGATCACTTGTCCTCCGAGTTGCTGGATCTGATCCCGTACTTCGGGCATGGCTTCGCCTCCGGTGGTGAGCGGGGAAGGTTGTTCGGGGACGCGTCTGCTAGGACGCGCTCTTGGAGCGTCGGACGTCCGCGCGCGTGACACGACGGTTGAGATGATCGAGGAGCGCGCGTCGCGTGATCCGGGGACGTCCGCGTCCGCTGCCGATCCGGACGACGTCGAGCTCGCGATCGGAGATCATCCGATACACAGTCGCGCGGGAGATCTGTAGGACGTCCGCTGCCTCCTCGACTGTCAGCAGATCGTCGAGATCGTGCTCCGTGATCGGCAAGTCCCTAGCCCCTCTGTGTACCCGCTTCGCGGGCGGTCATGCGCGGCGTGTCGTTCCGGCGTGGACTGTTCACTGTGGTAGAGAATCCCGTTACTGTGCAAGGGAAACGTCTCGATTGAGACAACGTGAGACAAAGCGAGACAACGGGAGCGCGGACAGCGCGACACAGAGGGAGACGAAGGACATGGCAGCGAGAGAAACGATCATCTACGTGTGTGATCTGTGCGGGAAGGAATCGCCGGACACTTCGGAGGTAGAAACGCGACAGATCATCGTCGGAGGACGTGGAGCAGAGGCAGAGGTCTGCGTCCCGTGCTGGACAGGAGTCGTCGGCGCGTTCGCAGAGTTCGCGAAGTCTGCGCGTCTGCTCCCGCTCCGGACGCCGGGGATCAGAGCAGCGAAGTCGATCCCCGGCTCCGCGTGGCGCTTCACGTCGCACGCGCTCATCCGCTGCGGAGAGCGGAATCTCGATCCGTTGGAGATCGTCGCAGCGATCGACGATCCCACGATCGTCCGTCCGGGACGTGCGTCGGATCAGGAGATCCGCGAGCGCGGATCGATCAAGGCGGTCGTCGTCCCCGATCGTGGAGTCGTCGTCACTGTCGCCCGGAAGGGCGAAGCGGACGACGCTCTGTCCGACGCTTCCTGATCGCGGGACAGCCCCCCTATGCCGCGAGATCGGGACAGCAAGCGCGACGGACAGCAACGCGACGGAGAAGCACGAGAGGAGGACTGGACAGGAGATCACGACTGGGTCACGACACGACAGGCAGCGGACTTCCTACAACTCCACGTCCGGACGATCCAGCGCTACGCGCGGGACGGAGCGATCCAACATGCGCGCGTGGGAGGACGTGTCCGACTCCGCAGGATCGACGTCGAGCGTCTCCTCGGACACGCGATCCCGGAGGAGGACGTCGCAGACAACTACGAACGGGAAGAGGAGGAGTCGTGAAGTTTGCGATCGAGACGATCACACCGCGCGAAGCGCGTCGTCTCCTGGACAGGACAGAGGCGCTCGGCTTCACAAACCGCGCGATCGTACGATCCCGCGTGGACAAGCTCGCGCACGCGATCGTCTCCGGACAATGGAGGATCACTCACCAGGGGATCGCGATCGGGGAGGACGGCGCAGTCCTGGACGGGCAGCATCGTCTCCGCGCGATCATCGCTGCGGATACTGCTGTCGAGACGCTCGTCGTCCACGACGCGGATCCGGAGACGTTCCGCGTCGTGGACACAGGAGCAGCGCGGACGACAGCAGACACGCTGCGGATCCAAGGCCACGCGAATCCGAACGTCCTGTCCGCGATGGTCCGCGGCTTCATCGTCTACGACGCTCTCGTCGGGACGACGGAGAACTTCTCCGGAGCGCTCGCTCGTCTGACGACGACGGACGTCACGGACTTTCTGGACGATCCGAAGCGACGCGACGCGACGCACGGAGCGCTCCTCGCTGCGCGCTCTGTCGCGGGACAACTCGCACGTTACGGACTGTCCACGTCGCTCGGCGTCGCGATGATGGAGTGTCGTCTGCGTCCGAACGAACTCGGGAAGGACACGACAGCAGAGTTCTTCGCTCGTCTCGCAGATGGGACGATGCTCGCTCCGTCGTCTCCGATCCTCTCGCTGCGACGCTGGCTCATGGCAGACACGGGATACTCCCGTGTCGCGGGACAGTATCGGCGTCCTGTCGCGATCTCTGCGACGATCAAGTGTCTAAACGACTTCGCGCTCGGACGGGATCGTCTGATCGTGTCCTTCCGTCTCGGACAGGAGCCGTATCCTGCTCCGCTTCCACGCGGGACACGACGACGGATCGAGCGGGACTCGGAGCAGCGGGAGCGCGAACTCGCAGCGGAAGAGGAGTCGTGAGCGAGTCCGACGAGCAGCGTCCCACCGCCGAGATTGACGCGGCCCTCGCGTTGGCCGACAACGTGCGCGCGATGCTCAGACTTCTGACCCCGGACGACATCACGCCCATGGGGCGGCGACAGATCGAACGAGTGCTGGACGAGCACACCCGCGTCATTCCGCCCGGATCGGGGGACGTGACGCAGGAGGACTCCCGTCGTTAGAAGCAGGGGGGGCGACGGGGGAACATGACAGCGCCCCGGAGTGTGTCGCGTAGACGACTCCGGGGCGCTGTCTCTGCTCCCTACCCCCCTACGAACTAAGGGAGCACAGGGGAGAAGTTACACCGCGATCTCGTCGTCGTCAGGAGATCCCCCAGACTGTCCCGCAGGCTGTCGCGTGGACTGTCCATCGCGACGTGACAGCGCAGCGGACGCGAGATCGTGTCGACGTCCGTCCGTCGTCGCATGGATATAGCGCGCAGTGGTCTTCTCGTCCGCGTGTCCCAGGAAGCGCGCGATCTCGTGACGCGGGACGCCTGCGTCCGCGAGACGTGTCCCGCAGGTGTGTCGCAGATCGTGGAAGCGTGTCCCAGGATCGATCTCCGCGCGCTCGCGCAGCGGGATCCAGGAGCGGTGTCGCCAGTTCGACGACTGCATGGGCTTCCCTCCCCGGACAGTGAACACGAGCGACGCTGCGAAGCGATCCCGCTCCCCGACGACTGCTGTCCACGCGTCCCACAGACGCTCCGTCGACAGCGGGACGAGACGTCGGGAGCCGTCCTTTGTGTAGGAGCGGACGAGTCCGCTCGACTGCTCCACGACAGCGCGGACGTCGACATAGCGTCTCCCGTCGCGGACGACGATCGCGTCCGTGGAGATCCCTGCGACTTCTCCCCAGCGCAGACCTGCGTCCAGTCCCAGGAGCACGCACAGACGCTCCTGCGACGTCCGACACGCGTCCAGGAGTCGACGCTCCTCCCGCTCGTCCAGGACACGATCCGGAGTCGTCTGTGTCGGGAGGAAGCGCAGCGACGCTGTCGGATCGAACGCGATCACGCGATCCAGGACAGCGAAGCGACAGATCATCCGGATCACCTTGAGCCGCGCGTTCAGCGTCGGCGCTCCCACTCCACGCTTCCGCGCAGTCGTCCTCCACTGCTCGACGTCGGAGGGACGCAGATCCTCGATCGCGATCCGTCCGAGATCGCAGCGCGCGAAGGACGCGACGTGGAATCCGTAGGTCTTGATCGTCCCGTGCGCGAGCGATCCCTCCCGAGCTCGCAGCCAGCGACGAGCGAACGCAGCGAACGACGGGGACGACGACGACGGGGAGCGCACGTCGACAGCGGGGACGGGGACGGGAGCCGGGACAGGAGCGTCTCCGACCGGGACAGGAGCGAGGAGCGGACGTCCGTCGTCGTCGTGTTCCAAGCCGAGAGCGTCGCACGCTCTCGCGCGCTTCTCTGCGTCCTGCGCCCACTGCTCCGCTTCGTAGGAGTAGTCAAACGTCCGCGTGATCTTGCGTCCCGCGCACGAGCGGAAGCCTCCCCGGACGCGTCCGGACGGGAGTGTCTCTGTGAACATGGATCGAGTTCCTTCGTGTCGTCGTTCTCCGGATTCCACGCCGGAACGACGCCACGTCCTGTCCCACGTTCTGTCCCATCTCTGTCCCACGCGAGTCGGGGAGCGAGAGACACCCCGTCTGACGTGCGGAAACAGTGAACAGAACTAGAAGCCCCCAGTCCCACGAGATAAGCGCTCAAAACCGGGCGGATCGTCGTTCCTAAGCGTGTCAAAGTGTCTCACGTCGTCTCACTGCTACTCAACTCGTCCCACGTTTCCGCGTGTCTCGTCCCATGCTCGATCCCACGACGACGGACGGAGATCGAGGGGTCCAGAGATCGCGATTCGACCCGCTTGACACCTGTAAAGGGGTCGACGTCCTCTGCGCGACTAGTGTCAAGCGCATGTCTCAATCCGCCGAGAATGACGCGCCCCGCAAGCCCACCGTCGAGGAAGCCGAGGCCATCCTGACGCTGGTCCGAGGTGGGTGGCTGCGGTTGCAGTTGACGCTGGATGACAGCGTCAGTCCGCCCGGATCGGGGGACGTCAGTCCTTCCGACGTCGACGACGTCCCGCGTGCGGGGGACGATGCATCGTGACGTGGATCGTGTAGCCGCGCACGAGAGCGACGATCACGACGACAGCGACGGGGACTGTCGCGACGAGCGCGATCGCTGCGATCGAGAGCGCCTGATCGGACGACATGTCACTTCCAGACGATGATCTCGCCGAAGGGACGATGATCGGAGGAGTCGTCGTCCTGTAGGAGCGCGGTGTCCTTGAACGATCCGTCTGTCCAGGTCGCGTCGATCAGACGATCTCCGTGTGTCCCATCCTTCGGGGCGTTGTTCGCTGTCCACGTCCCCCGGAAGTTGTCCGGATCGTTCGCGATCCGTCCGTCGACTTCGCTGCGCCACTCCCCCATCCGGAGATTGACGTTCCAGTCTGCGACGTGCATTGAGAGGTTCGTGTCGAACTTGTCGCGCTGCGACTTGCGAGTCTCCCGCCAGTCGTCGACAGCAGACTTCCACGTCCGGACACGATCCGCGTCCGTCTGCGCTTGTGAGAAGTGATCGCCGTCCTGGACTGACGACGGCAGATGAGCGACGGAGATCCAGAGTCGTCGTCCGGAGACGTGATCGAGGACAGCAGTCGCGCAGATGATCTGCTTCGTGTGTCCGTTCCCGTCGACGAACGTCTCCGTCCCGAGTCTGTTCGTGTGACAGTCCACGGAGTCAAACTCCTGTTTGTCCCAGACGACAGCGCAGTCCGTCTCCCCGTGCGGCGCGTACGTCCCCCAACCGTCTGTCCGGAGCGCGTCCGCGCGTTCCTTGGACTGGACTTCCGTGAAGGTGAGGACGTTCGCGTCCTTCGACGAGTTCGTCGCGCGCTTCACTTGCTCCGCGAGCGACGCCGGGGATCGATCGACCTTGGAGGAGGAGTGTCCGTGTCGGATGTTCTCACTCATGTCGGATCTCCTAGGGACGGAAGATCAGGAGCGCGATGCTCGCGCGTGACAGCGTCGCGTCGTGTCCCGTGACGCGGACGCGAGCTCGGAGTCGTCGATCCTTGGAGACGCTCCCGTTCCGCGTGTCGACACAGTGATCCAGAGCGCCGTGCGACGCTGTCGGGGACGTCTCCTCTGCTCCCCCGTCTGCGAACTCGACGAAGGACGTTTGGACTGTCGCTCCGTTCCGATCGGAGACGTCGACACAGAGCGTCGCGGAGTAGCGACAGCCGTCGATCTTGATCCCTGGTCCGTCGAACACGTCCCCGGACGCTTCCCATTCGATCGGGTACCACTCCCCGTCGCGGAGCGTCGTGTCCTTCGTCCTCTTCGCGTGCGCGTACTCCGGCATGTCGTCGTCTCCTGTGTCCTCTGCTGCGTAGTTGATCGAGGGAGCGGGATCGCGGACGACGGAGCAGGACCATCCGCCGTACTCCGTCGCGTGTCTCTCAAAGTGGAGGTGCGGTCCCGTGACGTTGCCCTCTTCTCCGACTGTCCCGATCTGCTGTCCCGCGTCGACGTGCGCTCCGTTCCCGACGCTCCGCGTCGGCATATGCGCGTAGAAGTCGCGCGTCCCGTCTCCGCAGACGACGTCGATCTGGTGACTCCCGAACGCGCTCCCGTGCGAGGAGTAGACGACTTTCCCCGGACGCGCTGCGACGACGCGCGTCCCTGTCGGAGCAGCGAAGTCCGCTCCGGTGTGGATCCCGTTCCCGGACGCGTCGCGATCGCACGACCAGTAGGGACCGCGTCTCCCGTACGGAGTCGTCACGTTGTAGCCGGGGACTGGACTAGTCATGAGAGCGGACGACGACGTCGTCGATCCTCTGCGAGCACGCTCCGCAGACGTACGCAGCGACGTCCTCGGGGACGTCGAGCGTGATCGGGATCCCGACGTTCACGCATCCTTGCGTGGCGCAGACGACTGTCGCGGAGACGATCGTCGGCTCGACTGCTTCACTGGACATGACTTGCTCTCTTCCTAGACGACGGGGGACACGGGACCGACCGCGACCCAGGTGACGTCGAACACTGCTGTCCCCGACGATCGAGCACCCCAGACGACGCACCCCGCAGCCGTGCGTCCTGTCACGGATCCGAACACCTGGTGCGGGTTGTTCGTGACGGGCGTCGCGACTACGACAGGGATCGTGGAGTACGCGACGGGGAATGTCACGGCGACCGAGAGGGGCGCGTTCACTGCGACGATCGGGATCGTCGCGCTCCCCGCCTGGATCATGTTGTCCACGGACTGCGCGAGTTTCCGGATCATGTCGTCGCCGTCCATAACGCGATCCGTCCCGAGCGGATAGGGAAGGCTCTTCCCAGCAGTAGCAGCAGGCATGTCGTCTCTCCTCTTAGGCGTACGTGTCCCAGGTGATCGCGGGAGGGATCAGATCCCATCGCGTCGTAGCAGGGACGTCGTCCCATCGCCCCGCGCTCGGAATCGGTCCAAAGCAGGTCGCGTCGTCCCAGGTCGTCGATCCCATCGCGTCCCAGACTTGATCGACTCGGACGTCGTTCCATCGCGGAGCGGGAGACGTGCGGCAGTAGCCGGACACGGTCAGAGTCATGTCGTGGATCCCCCATGCGAGCGTCTCGCTCCATCCTTCGACCCATAGGGACGTCGACGTCGGAGCAGTCCCGACAGAGGGAAGTCCTGTGAGCTCGACGAGATCATGGATCTCTAGTCCGAGGAGGATCGTCGTGTCTGCTTGGGAGAGTCCGTCGACGTCGACGGGGAGATCGGACATGATCCACACGGGCTCCCTGTTGCGGACCAGGAGCATCTGTCCGAGCGCTTCCGCGTCCGCGAGCGCTGCGAGTTGCGTCGTCGTGGACAGTCCGAAGCGTCCGAACTTCGCGATCGAGTCGTCCCTCTTCGCGAGATAGCGCGGCTGCTCCCCTCCGTCCGGAGTCGCTCCGTAGCCGATCGAGACGTCGTTCACGAGCCCCGCTGTCGTCCGCGTCCACGTCGGGGTCACGAGCACGTCGCACGCGTCGAGCGTGAGCGACGGAGTCGTCCCCCGACGATGGGACGCGTCTGCGTATCGGATCTCCCCTGCGCGCGTGTCCCAGAGGACCCCACGCGCGTCCTGCGCCGTCTCCTGCGCGACGTCTAGAGCAGGCTGGGAGTCCACGTCCCGCGCGAGGATCTGCACCGTCCCAGGATCGGAGAACAGAGGATCGAGCACGATCCCGGCTGCCGACATGATCTGCGCGACGCGTGCTCCGTCGAGTTGCTGGATCCAGGGAGCGTCTCCGACGACTCGACGTCCGAGTTCTGCGAGGACAGACGTCGCGACGATCGTCATCTCGACGCGATCGGGAGTGTCCTGTCCTGCGTCCTGCCACTGCTGTCCGAGATCTGTGATCCGTCCGACGAAGCGCGTCGACGTGAGCGACGCATAGGACGTCGTCACTGTCACGATCGAGCCGATCTCGACAGCGGACGGGAGAGCGTCCTCCGACGTGTCGAACGACAGATCGAGGGAGCACGACGACGCCTCCGGCTGGGAGTCTGTGTCGTCGCGTCCATGATGGATCGAGACAGCGTCGACGAGACAGGACACGTCGACGGGAGCAGATCCCGCGACGGGCGTCCTCACTGTGACAGCGTGTCTCCCGATCATGCGACACGTCTCCCGACTCGTCGCTCGTGTCCGGACAGGATCGCTCCGATACGTCGCGCGACTGCTTCGGGATCAAGCGCGCCGTTGATAACGATCGTGATCCCGCTCCCCGCAGACGACGTCGTCGCGCGGGCTCGCATCCCGCGTCCGAGCGCGGGAGCAGCGACGTAGCCGCGTCCGGACGCAGCAGGAGACGGAGCAGACAGGGAGAGGGGATTGCCGGGGATCTTGCTTAGGAACGACGGAGGAGACGGGAACTTGATCCGTCCGATCCAGCCGATCAGCCCTTGGACAGCGGAGACGACACGATCGATCGCAGCCTTCACAGAGTCGAGCGGTCCCTTGATCGCGTTCATAGCAGCGGACGCGACGGACTGTGCTCCGCGCCATGCTGCGGACCATCCTGCTTTGAGCGCGTCCGCGACTTCGGAGACGACGCGACGGATCGCGTCGATCGCGGAGCGGATGATCTGCATCTGTGTCCGCGCGACCTGCGAGACGACACGCCACGCGTCCCCGAACTTGTCGCGGACGAACGTCGCGACAGCGGACACGACTGCTCGCAGGATGGAGAACACTGCGCGGATGACAGTGACGTACGCGCGGACGTATGCGGACGCAAGCTTGAACGCGACAGAGAAGGCGGCGGCGATGATCTTCCCGACGATCTTCGCTGCGGACGCCACTGCTCGGAACGCTGCGTCGACGATCTTCCGGAACGTCGCGCTCCGTTTGTACGCGAGGTAGAGCGCAGCAGCCACGGCGATGATCAGGACGATGATCAGTCCTATCGGGGAGCCGACGAATGCTGCGTTGAGGAGTCGCGTCGCGATCGCCCACGCCTTCGACGCGACGGCTGCGATCTTCTGCGCTGCGGCGAGCGCGTAGACCTGGATCCGCGTCGAGATGAGCGCGCTTTCGTTCAACTTCGTCAGAGCAGTGTTCACTGCGACGACTGCGTTGGAGATCGTCATCGCGGCATTGATCGCGAGGACAGCGACAGCGAGTCCGCCGACTACTCCCGCGAGGATCTGGACAGTCGTCGTGTTCTTCTCCGCGAACGTCGCGAACTTGCCGAGCAGCGCAGCACCCTTCGCGACGACGGGGAGGAGCGCAGTCCCTAGCGACGCCTTCGCGTTCTCCATCTGCGCCGCCATTGTCTGCGAACGTCCAGCGACGGAGTCCGCCTCCCGCGCGTACTGTCCAGCGGCCTTCGCGCTCTTCTTGTAGACCTGTTCAAGGATGATCGCCTTCTTCGCGGCGTCGAGTTGCTTCCCTGTGAGTTTGTCCTGTCCTTTCGCTGCGAGCTCCGCATTGACGGCTGTCATGTTCAGGGAGACGCCGTACTTCTCCAACGGATCGAACTCGCTGCGCGAGACGGCTGCGTTGATCGCGTCGACAGCGTCCGCAGTCGTCCCTCCGTAGAGCGCGGACAGATCCGCTCCGCGTTGCATGACCTTCCCCGACTCCGTAACGGAGTCCTTCACGGAGAGTCCTGCGTTCTGTAGCGCTGTCCCGACGAGCGCCGCGTAGTTCTGATACTGCGACGCGGACAGTCCCATCGTCGTCGCAGCAGACTGGCTCGCTTGCTTGACTGCTCCCGCTTGCTTCCCGAAGACCGCCTCGACTGCTCCCTCTGCCTGTTGCAGATCGGACGCGCTCTTGACTGCTGCGGCTCCGAGCGCTCCGATCCCTGCGACGACTGCTGCGGCGGGGAGCGCAGCCTTCCGCATCGCTCCCGCGAACTTGCTCGTCGACTTCGCGCTCTTGTCCAGACCTGCGGCGGCTGCTGTCGCGTCGGCGACGACCTTGATCCGGAGGATCGCTTCCGATCCACTAGCCACGGCGCGTCCTCCTCTCTCCTACTTCGCTGCTTCCGCGATCTGCGCTAGGACGTCCAGCGCTGTCGCGAGCGTCCTGTCGTCCTCCTCCCACCAGTCGCGCGGAGCGGTCCGAGTCGCGATCGCGATCTCGACGATCAGCCGGGATCGAGTCCCGGCTCCGTAGGGGTTCCCTCTTCGTCGTCGTCGTCCTCTAGCGACTCGACTTCCAGGACGTCGCTCTCCCAGGACTCGAAACGCAGATCGGACGGGATCGCTCCCGTCCGTCGAGCAGCAGCCCAGGACGTGAACGTGAGCCAGAGGAACGGAGCCTCTGTCGGAGGAGGCCACTTGTGCTTGTAGCGCGTCCGATCCCAGAGCACGAGATCCGCGTTCGTGGACTGGATCTCTAGATCGTCGAGTCCTTCGCGAACGACGCGGAGTCGTGGAGTGTGGAGTCGGATCTCCCCCATGAGTCATGCTCCCTTCACGCCAGCGAGGACGACGTCGACGCGCTTCTCGTAGTTCGACAGGATCAGTCGTCCGTTGTCCCAGACGACGGACGCTAGGAACGGCTGCGAACGCTGGTGGTAGCGCGCGTAGCCCCAGTGGGTGCGATTCGCGTACGCGAGCGACGACGTCGCTTCCGCGTCCGTCGCGGACGCAGACGAGCGGATCGAGCTCGACAGTCGTCCCGTCCGTACGGGAGCGTCCGAGCGTCCACGTCCCGCGACGAAACGCGCTGTCGCGTCTCCGGGATCGGACATGTCGCGGACGCGTCCCGCTGCGACGTGGAGTGTCGCAGCGAGGCGCGTGTCGCCTTCGACTCGGAGCGCGTCGCTCATGCTGCGTCCGTCTCCCCGACGTGCGCTGCGCCTCCTCCGACTCCCGTCCCGTAGACGTAGGTCGGCTTCCCGACGATGGAGAACTCAAAGTCGGACGCCATGACGACTCCCGTCTCGTCTCCTCCGAAGTCGAGCGGATCGATCGTGAGTTGTCCGGACGCTTCCGTCCCCGCTTCCGTGGAAGGCATGAACGTGAAGTCCTGGACCTCTCCTGCGTGATCCTGCGACAGCGCGAACAGACCAGCGGGATCCGTGAGATCGAGATCGACGTTCCCGCCGAGCGTGTACGTGTACGTCACTGCTCCGGGGACGACGTCTCCGCAGAGTTTCGTCGTGGAGTCCCCTTCGTCCTTCGTCATCGAGACTGTGGCGTTGTTGATCAGACAGGACACGTCGATCGGTGTCCCCGTCGCTCCGATCGTGAGTTCCCCCGGGCCGAGTTTGTAGGTGTCTCCGGCAGCCATGTCGTCCTCCTAGCGGACGTCGTTCGTGTTCAAGTGAGGCACGACGCGGACGCGTAGCGCCGGGACAGCGGATCCCGCTTGGAACGTGAGCGAGATCGGATCCGCTGCCTGGACTTCCCCGACAGCGAGGAGCGCGGACGCGACGCGATCGAGGAGGGAGTCGCCTTGCTCGACTGTGTCCGGCTCATAGCCAGCGGGGAGGACGACGAGCGCGTCGTACTCGTGGACTGCGAGCGATCCGAGTCGTCCTCCGACGTAGTTCGTGATCGCCCATCGCGGGAACGCGTCGAACGCGACAGGCTGGTCGGGAGCAGTCGGACGGACGTTGAGTCCTGCGACTGTGCGGAGCGCGTCGCAGATCGCTGTCCGTGCGAGGACAGCGGGACCGATCGGAGTCGCGAGACTCATGCGATCACGACCTGTCGGTAGGACGCTTCCAGTCGACTGATCTCGGCGTCCCAGGAGCGCAGCAGCATAGGTCCGTACTCCTGCGCTTCTCCTCCGACGATCCCGAGCGGGAGCGACTTCGCTGCGATCTCCCGCTGGCAGCGTCGGAGCACGCTCCGAGACAGCGCAGCGGGATACGTCGCTTCCTCTCCCGACACGGGATCCGGATCCTCCGGCAGTCGACACGTCCGAGCCTGGATCGCGAGCTCCGCGTCGAGGATCTGTGTCAGATCCGCGTCAGAGATCGCGGACGCGGGTACTGCGACCCACGTCCGGATCTCTGGCAGCGTCGGAATCCCTAGCACGTCAGGAACCGCTAGTCGCTCTTGGAGCGCGAGGACGTCGCTCCTGCGACGGGAGGAACGCCAGCAGTCGCCTCGCAGAGCGCTCCCGCCTCCGTGACAGCGAACGCGGCGCGCGCTTCCGCAAGGATGACGAGTTGATTCCGGAGGAAGTAGTCGGAGTGACTGTCGGACATGTAGACGTCCGTGTTCCCGCGATCGAACCACGTCTCCCCGGTCTTGAAGTCCCCGACGTACGCAGTCCCCGCGACGATGGAGCGTGCGGCGACGATCGGGAGTCCCCAGATCGCTCCGTTCCGGACGGCTCCGTTGTTCGTCTGCGTAAACACGTTCATGTCGAGTCCAGCAGCGTCCGCAGGATTGACGAGTACGGCGTTCGGCTTGAACCCCGCGCTCTCGACAGTCGCGATCCCTTCGCGGATCGCTGCGACGAGATCCCCGTCGTCAGAGACAGCAGGGAGCGACGCTGCGACGAGCGCTGCGACTGCGGCTGCTTCCAGCGCGGACGCGACACCGGAGAGCAGACGATTCTGCACGATCGTCTGGATCTGCGGAATGTCCTCCAACGCCTGACGCGTCACGGCCTTGTGATGCGCGTACGTGGACAGCGCGATCGTCGCCTCGACGGGATCCATGATCGCCTCGGGCTTGAGCGCTCCCTCTGCGACGACAGGAGCGTCGCCGGGAGGCTGCGGAGTCCACGTCAGATACATGACAGCCGCCTGCGACGTCTGGACGCGTCCGATCAAGTTCAGGACGGTGTTCTCAAAGCGGGGAGTCTGCGGTCCCGCCCAGAGTTGCGGGACAGGACCCGTGTACGCAGCGAGTCCTACGTCTCCGGACATGATCGCTGCGCGGAACTCCGCCGACGCGGGACCGGGGAGCGTGACACGCTCCGACGTCCCCGCTCCGCGATAGTTGCGGAACGCAGTCGACTCCACGAAGCGCTGTCCGAACGCTGCGCGCGTCGCGAGCTCGCGTCCTTCGCTCTCGTCCTTCGGAGCGTCGTCGTGCGCGTCGTCGTGCGCGCGCTCGTGCTTCTCCTCCGCTTGCTTCTGCGCTCCGACGAGCGCAGCGAACTTCGCAGCGCCTTCGTCGAACGACTTGATCCGCTCGATCTCTTCGTCGAGCGCTTGGAGTCGAGCGACGATCTGATCGAACGTCGTCCGCTCTGCGTCTGTGAGGTCCCTCTTATCGTCTGCGGCGCGCGTCTGGAGGCTCCGAAGGACCTCCGACTGTGACGCGCGCTCCTCGATCTTGGATCGGAGATACACGTTCACGGAATCACTCCCGGCTAGGTGGATCGGCGGATAGTTCGCTCCGCGCGACCCCTAGCGAGTTGCGCTCCTGGACCCCTGTCGAGTCCATCCGATCCGGGGAGTCCCCTGTCGAGACTCGGAACCCTGGATCGGCGGCGACAGTACGCGCGTCGTGGACTCGCTGCTAGCCGATCAGGGACGACGACGTCCCGCGAAGAGGAACGCGACGATCGCTGCGACAGCGATCACGACGAGCAGGAGCACGAGCCAGCCGCTCATCGCGAGCCTCCCCAGACGAGACGGGACAGATCGACGAACTCGGGGAGCGTGTCGACGTCGTACGTCACTGCGAGGAGCGACTCGACGTCGGGGAGCGCAGCGCGGACAGCGAGGACACGCGCGTCCGCATACGCAGGCTCGTCGACGAGCGAGACGTGGAAGAGACGAGCGCGGAGGATCTCGCGTGCTCCGTCCTCCTCGGAACGTCGCTCCTCGATCGGGAGGAAGCCGACGGAGAGTCCGCCGTACGTCTCCTCCTGGACGTTCTCCCGCGCCCCGCGTCCCTCCGGAGTGTTGTAGAAGCGGAAGCGTCCGAACAGTCCGTCGTCTGTGTCGCGGAACTCCGTCGCGACTCCGACAGGACGCTTCCCCGTCTCGTCGTGGGAGTCCGTGAGCCGGATCTTTGCTGGACCGGACTCTGCGAGCTCGCGGAACGCTCCTGCGAGGAAGCGCTCCCCGCGCGGGTATCCCGCTTTCAGTGTCGTCACTCCGTACGGGACGCACAGTCCGTCGAGACTGTGCTCCCCGTCGTGTCGGAGTTCCAGAGGGACGATCGTCGTCTCGGATCGGATGGTCATGTCAGGACACCTCTCGTCGGTTCATCGCGGACGCGTAGTCGAGCGCCTTGCGTGCTTGGAGATCGGACAGAGGAGGGAGCGACTCCCGCTCCCGAACTTCGTCGATCGTCAGGAAGCCAGCGGAGAGTCCAACCGCGTACGCGTCATAGCGGGTCTTGGTGTCCGCGCGTCGGAGTCCGTCGAGGTTGAGTTTCAGCGTCGTCCCCCAGGGGAGGACAGCGTCGAACGCAGCCTCCGCGCGACGCGCCCACGGGAGCAGCGCGTCCTGGACGTAGTCGATCGACGCGGACTCGACGTTCGCGTACGTGTTGTTCGATCCCATCGAGATCCCGAGCTTGTAGGGAGGGATCCCGTAGATGAGCGCTATCTCCCACGCGGACAGTCGCAGGAGTTCTGCGAGTTGGAGCGCCTGCGGATCGAGTTGCAGAGGATGGAACTCCGTCGCTGCGTTGAGGACAGCGATCCGACGATCCCGTCCCCCGTGCGCTTCCCACCAGCGCTTTTTGAGGAGATCCGCTTCCGTCTGTTCCAGATCGGGAGAGTTCACTTTCAGATAGCCAGCAGGGATCCCGCGTCCGAGCATCTGCGCTGCGTAGTCGCGCGTCGCGATCCCGAAGCCAATGTCTGCGCGGAACTGGTCCCAGACTCCGTGTCCCCGCAGGTGTCCAGGCCAGACGCGTCCACGGATGATGAGGAGTTCCGTCGCGTCGACGGGGACGTCGTTCACGTAGTAGCGATCGCGCTCGATCTCGACGTCGCGCGGATTCAGGATGAAGCAACCTCGCGCGCCGAAGTCGGAGACGACAGTCCCCGAGTCGTCAGTCGTCGGGGAGTAGACGATCCCCTCCCCGAGCTCGACAGCGGAGACGAACACTGTCGACCAGAACTCGACTGCGGAGAGCGCGACGTTCCGGACAGTCGATCCCTTCCGTCCGTCGTCCGCGAGATTCTGCGGATCGAGGATCCATGTCGGAGTCGGGATCTGATCCCGTCCCTGGTAGACGTTGAACGGGACGCCTGCGAGCGCGTCGCAGATCAACGCGCGACAGCGTCCCATCGCAGGAAGCGACGAGCGTCCTCCCGCGAAGCCGTCTGCTCCGGGAGGCGGATTCCCCCAGACGACGTCCCCGTCCCCGGAGTCCCCGTTCCCTGTCCACCAAAGCCACGGGGAGTCGATCTCCCATCCGTCCGGAGAGTTCCGGAGCACGTCGCGCCCGTCCGTCGCGTAGAGGACTTTCCCTGGACGATCCGATCTTGCCGGCAAAGGGGACACGGGGACTCCTAGAAGATCGCTGGACGCGGAAGCGGGACGTCGACGTTGCCGTCGACGACGAGACGGACAGACGACGCGAGCGCTCGGACGAGATCCGTCCGATTCGCTCTGTGCGGGATGACGAGTCCGCCTTCACGCTGCGCGACACGACACGACGCGAGTTGCTGCGCGAACGCTGGATCGTTCCCGTGACGGATCCGTCCCTGTCGCGTCAGGATCCGGATCAACGCGAGTCCAGCGCGCATGTCGGACGGGGACGCCTTGACGACAGCGACGTCGGGGAGCGCTTCACGCACAGGCTCGATCGCGAGCGACGTCCCCGCGATCACAGTCGATCCGCGACGTCCGTCCGTGAGCCACGCTGCCCACGCGAACGCTTCCTCCCGTCCGGGGAACATGCTCCCCCAGACGACGACACGTCCGTCCGGAAGTCGCTGCGCTGCGACAGCGGACGCGCCGATCCCGAACCAGTCCTCGATCCCGACTGCGACAGGATCGTTCGTCGGCTCGACAGACAGATCCGCGAGCGTGCTCCACTCGTCGAGCTCGACGAGCGGCTCCTCCGACGTCGACGTCACGAGCGTCCGATCCGGCCAGACGTTGAGATACTGCGAGCGGAACGACTCGACGGGATCATCTTCGTCGGGATCCTCCGACACTCCCCGCAGGACGCGCTCTAACTTCGCAGACAGCAGACGCTCCCGCATCGCGGACCAGTGAGGGGACGACGAACGCCATGCGTCGCGATCCTCGATCGACGCGTCGCGAGGAGCAGACCATTCCAGGATCAGAGCAGTCCCCGGCTCGCTCATCGCGGAGACAGCGGCAGCGCGACGCAGCGGGAACAGCGACGACGCGCGACGATGAGCAGTCGACACGAGCCAGAGTTGCGGATCGACACGATCACCGAGCGTCGGCTCGACACCGTCCTCCACGATCTCCGGCTCCACTCCCCACGCTTCGTCCACGAGTCCGACAGCGACGGGATAGCCGTACACAGAGAAGCGGGCACGCACGATCCAGCGCGACTCCCCGATCGAGATCTCCTCCGCGCCGTTCGCTTCACGGACTTTGTATCCCCCACGCGAACGCGCCCACACTCGCGCGGGACGCATGACCTCCTTGCAGACCGGGAGATCCTTCCCCGTATGCAGAACAGTCTGCGGCTCCCCGAACAGATCCTCCCGATGGATCCTCCACGTCGCGAGCGCGCGGATCGCGACAGACTTTCCCACCTGACGCGGAGTCGTGACGTCGATCTCGATCCAGCACAGACGACCGTCCGCGTCGTGTTCCAGAGCGCGCGTCAGAACCAGTCGCTGCCACCAGCGGAGATCCAGATCCGCGTTCGCAGACAGCCACGCGCACGCGTCCGCGCCGTACGATCCGACAGCGTCAGGATGCGGAGCAGACATGAGACGCGGCCACGCTGCGTCCTCCGGGACGCAGCGCAGATCGTCCAGCCAGATCGCGCGATCCCACGACGGATCCGACGACTCCGGACAGGACGCAGGGAGATCCGGGGACTCCCGGTCAGGGAGTGACAGGGGAGGGATTCCAGCGCTTGGAGTATTCCCC